TCTTAGAATGATAAAGATATTGGGCCGTGTATAGTCCATGAAATAAACTACGAAAGTAGGATAAAGTGAGTCGGAAGTGTAACCGATTTGCGGTTTGGGTAACTGAACTTAAGTACACAAGCGGGATACCGCTTAATCTTGAGTACCGAGGGCAACGCTGTAGGGAAACTGATTAGGTGATAAGGCGATGTGGGTCGTCTAATTGAGGTGGGAACACCAATAGGAATAACCCGTAGGAATATTGCAAAACATGAGATTATCCAATTCCATTATTGCGTGTTCCAATATTAAAGGGTACTTAAAACCGAAAGGTATGACAACAAACAGGTGGTGCTGAAATTGTCCTTGACGATCGCCTACCAAGGGGTAAATCACGAAGTAATCTTAAAATATGGAAATGGGGACATTTCAAGGAGTAGTTGAGTATTCCGTTGTTCAAAAGATAACGGAGCCCGCGACGGACCACTACTTCTACAATCCACGACACAAAACTTTATTTTACATTGAAGAGTAAAATCATAGATATGACTTAAAGCAAAAGTGTTCGTCAGGTAACAGTGAAAGGTGACTACATAGTAATGAGCCGTTCATTGCATCGTTTAGACCGCAAGTTTAACGATATTCTTACCAAACACCTCTAGTCCCGCAAGGACCAACTGGGAAGGCATTCTCGGAGAGAGTCAAGTAATAAGAGAGTAACTGTTATCTTAAGAAGTGATTGGTCTAACCAATCGTCACTGAGAAATACCATTCAAAAGATGGTGGATAAGTAGGGAAACAATAATACTACTAAAGGTTCTCACAAAAAACTGTAATCTCAGGTTTTTATTTTTTTTAGGTAAAACTTAATAAGTTAAAAAAATTATAAGGAATGGAGTAATCTATTCCTTTTTTTGTTTATATTTGTATCATGAAAAATTCTGTAAACATAATTAATAAGAAGTCAAAATTTGAATATGAATTTATTCAGGTGGAGATTGCAGGTATAAAACTATCAGGATCTGAAGTGAAGGCAATAAGAATGGGAAAGGCATCCATCTCTGAAGGGTATTGCTACTTCAACAATGGTGAATTATTAATTAAAGGTATGAATATATCGGATTATGGATATGGATCATTCCATGAGACCGTAAGAGATCGTAAATTACTTCTTAAGAAACGACAATTAAATAACTTAGAGAGTCAGTTAATTAATGGGTTAACGATCATACCTTATCGTTTATTCCTGAATGATAAAGGGTTAATTAAGATTGAGATCGCACTGGCACGTGGTAAGAAACTTTATGATAAAAGACAATCAATAAAAGAACGAGATATTGATCGTGATATAAAAAGAGGTAATTAAACCTCTTTTTTTGTGCACTAAAATATAATAATCGTACAACACTAATTAATAATTTTACCACATAAAAAAACCCCATCCGAAGATGAGGTTTTAGTTGGTGGAGGTAGAGGGATTCGAACCCTCGTGTTGTCCATCTTGACTACTAAGGACTACACGCTTAGGACATTGTTTATTCTAACAATCCGAAATTTCACAATTCCCTTATTTTTAAAGTGGTTCGTTTTACTGAGAACTAATCCTCCACTCGTACCTTTTTGGATAGGTACCACACCTTTATACTGACTTCTGTTCCTAGGTTATATGTCTACCGACCCGTATGGTGTTTCCTAATCTGATTAGGCTACAACCGCAGCATCTTCACGGATTAATCCGATAGTTGCCATTTTGTCTAAAACGTTTCCGTTTACTGTTCACATCCGTAGATTTAAGTGATAGGATATATCTCACTGCGTGCCCCGAATAACCAACTATGTCAGTCGATTCCAAGTTACCCCCATATGTTAAAGAACTAATTTATAAATACAAAGATAATACAAAAAAACAATATTCCAAGCATTTAGGATATTTATTTTATATGAATTACGGGAAATATAATCCATACGAATCTGGTGACGTAGAAATTGTTAGTGAGGACGAAAATTTAAAGATAGTAAAGGTATTATCTAAAGATGCTGCATTTTATTTTGGTGGGGATTTATATTCCCAAAATTGGGATGATAATTTTAGTGAAGGTGATTTATATTTTCTAATTAGTACTGATCCTGATGTACAGGAGTTCTCAATTCACAATCGTAATGATCAAGAACCAAGTGTTATCAGATATGGTTACGATAGAAATTCACTTAAAAACACCGACGATTTAAAATCAATATTTCCAAATTCTGTAAAACTTTTGGGTCCATTAATTAGATATGGTAAGACATTCGAATTCTTGAAAAGTATATATAATGGTTATGAACCGAGATGGAATGAAAATGGTGAGGACGATTTAATTTATAATATTGACTTCAATAAAAATAATCCAAGACAATCTATAGTTGAAATTGTTATTGATAATGAGGACACATTTTTAGATATTTTTGATATTGAAAACGATGATAGATATGAATGGAGTTACTATATGAGTGACTATGGTGGGATTAATTATGATTATGATGGGTATTATGATTCTTGGAGGGATGGTGACTTTATAGGGTGGTATTTTAATGAGGAAAATAAACAACGAATTATAAACATTGTTAGATCTTATTATCCAACAACATCACCTGATGATAATCGAGCAATACACTCCTTACTAAACGATAAAATTGATGAAAATTTTGTTAGTAGTATAGTTGATGAATATGCTCAAGAATATGAAGATTGTGTGTATGACGAAATAAGAAGTATCATAAATTCTGAATTCCAAAACCCATTTATGAGATTTGGGATAAAGGAAAAAAATAGAAACTATAAATATATTGTACCTCTTAATGTATTACTGACTTGGTATAAACAATTGAAAATTGAAGATTTAAAAATTGAAGGATTATTACAAACTTTGATTCAAAAATTTGATAAAACTGACAGAGGTTATTGGTCTGAGTTACGGTACGATACATCTTGTAAAGATTGGGACGATGAAAAGTACCAAAAATTTGTATCTGATCAGATTGAGAAACTTGAAGAAAAATTATCTGATGATGAGAGATTTGTTAATTATGAAGAATACAAAGAAATTGTTAGTACCGTAGATCAAGAGTATGGTTTTGAGAAATGGATACCAGTTAAAACAGATGAGAATACGTTTTTCAAAATAGATAAAGTAGATCCTGCAACAAATAAGATTATTATTACTCTTAGAAATAATACAAGTGACGAACGGGAACAAAAAAGATCTGTTGATTTTGAAGATCTGAAAAGAATTGAAACCCAATACGAATTATTTGAACAAATCAAAAGAATAGTTGGTATATTAAAATAATTTCCGTACATTTGTGCTATGGAAAGAAACTATGACTTATTAAAACAAGTATTGTCCGTACCAACAAAGACATATAAAGAGGATTTGATGATCCAATTTATTGCCGATTGGTTAACCGAGAACAATATTCCGTTTTATGTTGATGAGATGTATAACATCTATGCAACGAAACAAACCGATGAAAATGTTGAATACTTCCCGTGTGTGATTTCTCACACCGATACGGTTCATACAATCGACACAATTAACGTTGTTGAGGAAATGTTACCTAATGCTCAGGGAGAGATCAAATTATCACTTAAAGCGTATAATAACGAAGGAGACCCAACAGGTATTGGTGGAGATGATAAATGTGGTGTGTACGGTTGTTTGGAATTATTAAAAGAATTACCAAACCTGAAGGCGGCATTTTTCGTATCTGAAGAAACTGGTTGTCATGGATCAAGAAAGGCAGATCCTGAGTTTTTTAAGAATGTAGGATATGGTATCCAATTTGATGCCCCTGAGAACAATATGATCTCCGAATATCTTATGAGTAAAAAAATGTTTGATCGTGATAGTGAATTCTTTAGAGTTGGTGGTGAGTTAATTACCGAACACTTTCCATCAGATACAAAGTATCACAAACATCCATATACAGACATTTATATGGTTAATCAGTTATTTAATATCCCGTGTTTTAATATATCAATAGGGTATTATCGTTATCACACCGCAAATGAATATGTTGTGGTTGAGGATACATATAATGGAATTAAGGTTGGTAAACTAATGATAGAGGGTCTTGGTTATACTAAACATTAATTGTTGTTTTCATTTTCTATTTTTAATTGGGGGGTCATTGACCCCCTTTTTTTATGACCTAATTTATGGGCACAAAAAAAGGAAGATTTCTCTTCCTTTTAATGTTAAACTGAGGGTTGATCCTCTTTCTTCTTTCTACCTCGTTTCTTTGGCTGTTCACCTGTAACTACCTCAATTACAATCTCATCGTTTTCTTTCACTAATAAGGTGTAATTGATAGTCTCAACAACTTCATTAAGAAGTATTTTCTCAGAGATAAGGTCCTCAATTTTGTCTTGGATTGCTCTTTTCAATGGACGAGCCCCGAACGTTTCATCAAACCCAACTTTGGAGATTAAATCAATAACCGTTGATTCGTATGTGAAGTTGTATTTCATTTTAGTTAATCGTTTCATCAAACGATCGACCTCCAACTTAACAATTTTATCGATATTTTCTTTTTTCAAAGAGTTAAAGATAATTACATCATCAATACGGTTAAGGAATTCAGGTGCGAAAAATTTACCCAATTCTTTTTTAAGGATGTCTCGTTTGTGTTCTTCTTTAACGATATCACTATTAGTTTTAAAACCAACACCAGCTCCGAAGTCCTGTAGTTTTTTAACTCCGATATTGGATGTCATAATGATCAAACAATTTTTGAAGTTAATTTTTCTACCTAACCCATCGGTTAAGTGACCATCATCTAACATCTGTAATAATGTTGAGAAAATGTCTTTGTTTGCTTTCTCAATCTCATCAAACAAGATAACAGAATATGGTTTGTTTTTCACTTGTTCGGTAAGTTGTCCGCCTTCTTCGTGACCAACGTATCCTGGAGGTGATCCAATCAAACGAGATATTGTGTGTTTCTCTTGGTATTCAGACATATCAACACGGATTAAGTTTTCTTCGTTACCAAAGATTTCTTTTGCCAATTGTTTCGCCAAGAATGTTTTACCAACACCTGTTGACCCTAAGAAGATAAATGATCCGATTGGACGATTTGGGTCCTTAATACCAACACGATTTCTACGAATAGATTTTGAGATCTTCATAACCGCTTCTTCCTGACCAATTACAATAGAAGATAGTGATGATTCTAAATTAACCAAAGTATTCTTCTCATCCAAGTTTAATTTTGACACGGGGATTTTAGTCATATTGGAAACAACCTCATAGATCAGTTCTTCAGGGATACCTCTTTTACTTGTTTTAAGGTGATCCTCAAATTTCTTCTTCTCCATTTCAAGATTAGTTAATACTGTACGTTCTTTATCACGTAATTCTGCGGCTTGTTCGTAATTTTGTCTTTTAATGACCTCAAGTTTTTCTTTTTTGATTTCTTGAGCCTCAATTTTAAGTTTTTCAATAACTTCAGGTAATTTGATGTCAATTTGCATTCTTGCGCCAACCTCATCTAAAATATCAAACGCCTTATCAGGAAACTCACGATCAGTAATGTAACGATCTGCCAATTCCACACAAACCAAAAGAGCCTCGTCGGTATAATTAACTTTATGGTGTTCCTCATATTTGGATTTACTTTGTTTAAGGATTACAAACGTTTCTTCTTTGGTTGAAGGATCCACGATTACTTTTTGAAATCGTCTCTCCAGTGCACCATCTTTTTCAAAATGTCTTCGGTACTCATCTAAAGTTGTTGCCCCAATACATTGAATTTCACCACGAGATAATGCCGGTTTGAAGATATTGGAAGCATCTAAAGATCCTGAACTATTACCGGCTCCGACCATTGTATGAATTTCATCAATAAAGATGACGATGTTTGGATTTGCCTGTAATTCCTCAATAATGACTTTCATTCGTTCTTCAAATTGACCACGGTATTTGGTTCCCGCAACAATTGAATTAATATCTAAAGATACAATTCTTTTGTCTACCAAATTTTTGGGACAATCTCCATTATAAATCATCATTGCCAATCCCTCAACAATGGCTGTCTTACCAGCTCCTGGTTCACCAATAATAATAGGGTTGTTTTTCTTACGTCTTGATAAAACTTGAGCAATTCTAAGAATTTCTTTCTCACGACCGATTACAGGGTCTAATTTCCCTTCCTCTGCCATTTTAATTAAATCCTTACTAAAGTTGTCCAAAACCGGAGTTCCCCCACTACTTTCTTGTTTCTTTTTTCCTTTTTCGTTTTCGTCTTGAAATTCAATCATAATTTATATTTTTTTGTAAAGGTAGTATTTTTTTTCAATAAAGTATATAACCTGTATTTTTATTTTTTTCAAAATATATTTAAAAGAAAAGATTATGGGAATTATTAAAGAAGAAATTAAAGGGACAAAAATCTTAAATGAGATTGAATCAAGTAATATCGTTAGAACGGAATACGATACTGAAACTAAAAAAATGCTCGTGGAATTTAAACACGGGTTGAGGTATGAATATGATGAGGTTCCACATCTTATATACACACAATTTAGATCTGCAAAATCACAGGGTAGTTTTTTCACAAAAGAAATATCAAAAACGTTTAAATACAGAAAATTGTCGTAATTTAAAAACCATTATATTTATAGGTAATGGATAACAATGAGATAATAAAAAGTTTTGAACCTAAAAAAGAATTAAACCCAAAAGTATGGGATTTAAAAGATGGTGATGCAACAATGAAACCTGAAGTTAGAGAAAGGTTATTAGAGATTGCGTATGAGTTCATAGATTTTTTAGATATTGATATTGTTGTAACCGATATTATATTAACGGGATCATTATCCAACTATAATTGGTCAAAATATTCTGATTTTGATTTACACATTGTTGCCAATTTCTCACAGTACCCTGAAAACCAAATGGAGTTATACGAGAAATTATTTAATTTAAAGAAAATAATTTTTAATAAGAATCACGACATTACTATATTCGGGTATGAGGTTGAGTTATATGTTCAAAATGAAGTTGAGACTCATTTCAGTAGTGGGGTATATTCGGTACTTTTTGATGAATGGTCAAATGAACCTGAAAAAGAAGATTTTGTTGTTGATAAGGAGTTACTAAAAGAAAAATCCAAACAATGGATGAACATAATTGACGGTGTTATTGAAAATATTGAAGATGAGGATTTGGACACCGCAAAAGAGTTGGTTGATAAATATAAGAAAAAACTTAAGAAGTATAGAACCTGTGGTTTGGAAAAAGACGGGGAATACTCAACTGAAAATTTAGTGTTTAAGATTTTAAGACGTAATGGTTATATTGAGAAATTACACAACTTATCTACAGAAATACTGGATAAAAACCTTACAATGAAGCAATAATTTAATAAAACAAAAAATAAACATAAGTATTAATATATTTATAATAAAAATAATATTTTTAAAAAAACAAAAAAATGGGAAACTTAAGACCAATTGGTAGTGAAAAACTACAGGGAATGGATAAAATTAGACGAATTATTGAAATTTCTCGTTACAACGAAAACACACCAAATCCTGTTAACGAATCTAAAACAACAGAGTATTCTATTGATTTAGCTGATGGTAATAGATACCAAATTGTTAAAGAAAGAGCAGGTTACATTATAAAGAAAACTATTAATGAATCTGAAAACGATTATATTGCACCTATGCAGAATAGACAATATTATCCATCATATTCTCAAGCATTCAAAAGAATTAATTTAATGGCTAAAGAATTTAATACTTTATTTGAAAATGAGGGAGGAACTTCATTATTTAATGAGAGTAAAAAATACATTCTTAAAAGAAAACCAACAAATGAGGAAATGACGAATGATATAGAACTTGACGAACAAGCACCTGCGGTTCCTGCTCCGGCACCGGCTCCCGCACCTGCACCGGCTCCCGCACCCGCACCGGCTCCCGCACCTGAAGCATTACCTGAACCAGCACCTGAAGAAGAAGAACCTAATTTTGATGAAATGGGATCTGACGAAGAAGATGATGACGAACCTGTAACTATGAAAGTCATTCAAAAATTGACGGGTAAATTGGCACAAAAAATTAGAAATTTTAATAATAGTGAAGAAGAAGATATGATTGGCGATGACGTTAAATACGTTATTAACTCAGTTTTATCGGCGTTAGATTTATCAACATTAAATGATGATGACATTGATGAAATAATGAATCGTTTAGAAGGGTCTGAAGAAGATCAAGGTATGGGTGAAGAACCTGAAATGGGAGATGAAGAACCATCAATGGGTGACGAATCTGAAATGGGAGGTGAAGAATTATCATTACCATCAGATGGTGGAGAAATGAAAGAAGTTATGAGTTTAGAAGACGCTCTTAATGAAAAAATCCCATCGGCTTTCGCCTCAAATATGAAAAAAGAATTAAACATGGGTTATGATTTAATGGGAGACGATGATTTTGAAGAAGAATACCCAAGACACGGATCTAAATTAAAACAAAGATCATACCCTCATTTAAGTCACGGTACTTTTGGGGAATCAAAAATTGATAAAATCATTTCAAAATATTTCAATATTAATGAAGAAGATGAAATTAGAAAAGAAAACCGTAAAAAAACGTTAAGAGAAATGAATGAGTTTGATAAATCAGAAATTAAAAGATTATCTGAGACAATCAAACAAGAGAGAATGGCATTAAAATTTATGGAAAATAACCCTAAATCATCTTTAGTTGGTGTTACCAATAAAAAGAATTTAATTTTTAAAGACGGGATTACCGAAACTAAAATAACACCAAACGGACAAATTTTGTGAATAAACTAATTTACATAAATGGAATGGGACCTAACTATAAGGGCGACAACATTTATGAATTTATTTTCTCGGACACATTAGAAGTTTGGGGGGATAATTGGGAGTCAAAACCCGCAAATGGATATCCGACGCCACCTGATGTGGAATACATCAAAAAAGTTGGGATCTTAACAAATGGGGAAATAGGATTAGATTTAGTTCAAGATTCGGATGTGTTCTCAATGTTAGATTCAATGGATGGTGTTCTATCTTTAGGTTGGGAAAAAGAAAATGATGAAATTGATTTTTCCGTTATAAAACGACTTGTTTTTAGATTCGGTGAAACTGAACAGGGGGTAAAAGATAAATTATACGAACGAGACATTGTTCTTGAGTTTGAAAAAAAAGTAGTATATGAGAACTAAAAAAGACATACAAATGTTATTAGAAAGCGGACTATCATCCGCTTTTGTTGCTAATTTAAATGACACACAAATGAAGTCATTGGTAGAAAGATTTGGTAGAGATAAAAAAATTACCATTATAAAAAACTCCGAATTAAAAGATAAAGTAAAAGATTTTATTAAAAAATATTCAAAAATCACAAATATTGAAAACAATATTGATGAATGGTCAGATGAAAAATTAGTTAATCAAATTAAAGGTTATGCAAAACGAGCAAGTAGTGGTGATGCAAATAAAATGGCAGATGATTTATACAAACAAATAGAAAAAAGTTCAAAAGGAAGTAAAAAAGAAGAAACCAAAGAAGATGTTCAAACAACTCAACAATCAGGTTATAAAACTACCGTTACTCCGGGTACGCAAGCGAATTTAAATGTTAATGGAACAGATATTTCTATTGACCCATCTAAAGGAATAACAATGATGTCCACATCTAAACCAGTTGGAACTGGTGAAGTTAAAGAAGATGAAGTTAATGAGAAATTTGAATCAAAAGCACAGCAAGGATTCTTTTGGGCAAAATGTAATACAAGTAAAGGTGTTAAAAAGAAAAAGTGGTGTGAATTAGCAAGAGAGTTTTCTGACTCAACTTCAAAAAAACAATACAAAACAATGCCTGAGAAAAAACAACCTGAAAAAATGGATGAGGAGTATGAAAAATTTTTAGAGGATAGAATTGTTGAAATGATTGAAAGTAGAATCCAACCAAAAATGACCAAAGGTGACATTTTAAAAACAATTTCAGAAAAGATGGAAAAAAATAACTCTATGATTTTGAGAAATCCAAAAAAAATGAGTATGTTTGCCCATGAATCAGGAATTGAAAGTAAGAAAATGAAAAAACCAACTCAAATGATGCCAGTTATGGGAACGATGGAAGAAAACGAAACAAAAGAAAAAGAAAGAACTAAAGAGAAGGATGCACCTACTAAACCAGGTACAACACCTAAGAGAAGAGGTAATCCTTTTAAAAATCCTAACCCAGGTGTTAAGGAAGATCCAAGAGGTCAAAAGAAAAGTAAGGAAGATATGAAAAAAGATTTCATTGGATTAATTAACCAAGCATTATAATAACGATGGGAAATAAAGATTTAGAAGATTTAATTAGAAAAATTGTTAAGGAAGCACCTGTTGATTATGGTGATTACCCCGAAAGAATGGACCCAAGGTCTCAAGCAAAAATTGAGGACCCTGAAGGTTTATATGCAAAAAATAGGGCATTTAGAAAAGGGGTCAGCGACGTTGAAAGAATTACGGGAAAACGATTCAAAGAAATCGTTGATTACGTAAAGAGATATTTTGGTGCTGAAGGTAATATTACCGAACCATCCGTTAAAAGAGCAATACAAATGGAGCAACTGAACTCTGTTAGACAAGCAATGTCAATTGAACCATCACATAGAGAACCATTAAGAAATTTAGCGGTAGAGATTGCATCTAAAGAAGCCGGATGGATGGGACCTGATGTAACTATGGAAGAGGCTTTAGAACAAGGTTTAATAACTAAAAGAGTAAGTGATGAAGGTGGTGCGATATATGAGTATGACTTTTTTAACCTTCTCACATTTTTAGGAGAACAAAAAGTGGACCCATCAAAATTCCAAATGGAAAAGAAAGAAAAAAAGAAATTGGAGTTACCTCCAAATTTCTCATTTGATGTTGATGAATTAACCCCAGATGAAATTAGACAACTTGAGATTGAGAAACGTAATGTTATTAATGCAATAATTCAAGGTACAGGTAAAAGAATTCAATTCGCCTATCAGGCATATAAAGATAGGTTAGATGAAATTGATCCAAGATTATATTCACTCTATAATAAAATAATGTCGGCAAATGATTTAATGTATTTTACCGAAGAACAACTTATTGAAATGTTAGGTGGAAATGCCGCAGGATCATCAGGTCAGGCTGAAGAAGATGATGATGATGACGAAGAAGGTGGTGGACAAGAAAATCAAGAAGATGATGGTGTTGAAACTTTCTACGGAAATGGATTAATATTCCCAATCTTATTACACGAATTAGGTAAGACGTTTGAAATGATCCCATCAAGAGAACAATGGAGAGATATGGATCCGTCTATGGCACAAGATGTTATGGGTCAAACTGATGTTTTTTCAAATGAACCGATGCAATTTAGAGTTGGTGGTGAATTAGTGAGAAAATTAAGAACTCTTTTACCGGATGAAATTACTGTTGATGAAGAAGGTAGAAAGTACAAACCTTATTTTTCAAAAATCCTTTATGGTATTCCAGCGGAAGAATTCTTAAGAGATATTATGGCAAATGTTGTTTCTGATGATAATTCTGACAATGACAAAGCAAGACGTAAATTTCAAGAAATCTTACAAAAAGCAAAAAAAGAATACGATAGATACAATAATGGTGAAGAAGAGGATGAAGAAGAAGACGATGATATCCTTTCACAATTAGGACTCTAAAATCAATTAAAATAACTAAAAACCCCCTTTTATGAAAATAACTGGGGGTTTCTATATTTATAGATAAATACTTTTATGGGTTTATCTAAAGAACAAGTAATGCTTGAGTATGTGAAGTGTATGAAGGACACAACTTACGCGTTAAAAACTTATTTACAGACATATGACAATACGGTTTCACAATACGTACCGTTAGAGTTATTTCCCGATCAGGTTTCATTATTAGAAGATTATGAAAATTTTAATGAGAATATTGCGTTAAAATATCGTCAGGCGGGAGTATCTACGGTTACAGCTGCTTGGGCATCAAAACGATTAGCGTTCGCTAAAAAAACCAAACCCGAAAAAATCCTTATTATTGCCAACAAACTTGATACGTCATTAGAGATGGCTAATAAGATTAGAGCATTTGTTGCTCAATGGCCTTCTTGGGTTGGTGTGGGATTTTCACCTGAAAAAAACGCACAAAAACACTACAAACTTACGAACGGATCTGAGGTTAAAGCGGTGGCAACATCAAAAGATGCCTTACGTGGATTTACCCCTACAATACTTGTATTTGATGAGGCGGCGTTTATTGAAGCTGACAGTGATTTCTGGGCAGCTTGTATGGCATCCTTATCCACAGGGGGTAAGGTAATTGTGGTTTCAACACCAAATGGTTATGACCCAATTTATTATGAGATATACGATCAAGCATTAAGAAATATGAATGACTTCAAAATTTCTGAAATGTATTGGTTTAGAGATCCAAGATATACCAAAGATTTATACTTAGTTAAAACACAGGATATTATTCATTATTTGTTAAACAAAGAAGAATATACCGATGCCGATATTCTTAGTTGGGAGGGAATACCATTTCCCGAAAGAAA